GCGCAGAAGGCGGCCGATCCGATCGATGAGTTGAGGGGGCAGCGTGTACGCCGACAGCGCCGGGTTCGTTGAGCCCGCGCACTCGTGGGTGCCAGCGCACGTCGACACGGATGGGCCGGCCGTCGCCGAGTTGTCGAGCCTGGCGGGATTCGCCCCGGACCCCGAGCAGCAGCTCATCCTCGACGGCATCTTCGCGGTCGATGAGCACGACAAGTTGGCCGCGCTGGAGGCCGCGGTGGTCGTCGGTCGGCAGAACATGAAGACCGGCGTGTTCAAGATGGCCACGCTGGGCTGGCTGTTCCTGACGGACCAGCGCCTGGTGGTGTGGTCGGCGCACGAGTTCCGGACCGCGCAGGAGGCGTTCCGGGACATGGAAGAGTTGATCATGGGTACGCCCTCATTCGCCCGGCGGGTGAAGGCGGTTCACCGTGGGAACGGTGACGAGGCGATCGAGCTGTTCGGGGACCGGCGCCTGATGTTCAAGGCGAGGACCCGGAGCGGTGGTCGCGGGCTCAGCGGCGACAAGATCATCTTGGATGAGGCGTTCGCGCTGCAGCCGATGCACATGGGCTCGCTGTTCCCGACCTTGGCGGCGCGCCCCGATCCGCAGGTGGTGTACGGGTCGTCTGCGGGCCTGGTGGAATCCGGCGTGCTGCGGGCGATCCGGGACCGCGGTCGGGCCGGCGGTGATCCGTCGCTGGCGTACTTCGAGTGGTGCGCGCCGTTGCCCAAGGTTGCTTGTGCGGCTGGCGAGACGTGCTCGCACGCGCTGGACGTGAAGGGCTGCGGCTGCGACAACCCCGTGTTGTGGCAGGCAGCGAACCCGGCGATCGGCCGTCGCATCACGCTGGACTACGTGCGGGGCGAGCGGCGGGCGTTGCCGCCTGCGGAGTTCGGCCGGGAGCGCATGGGCTGGTGGGACGACCCGATCGGCGGCGACTCGCCGATCCCGCCGGAGAAGTGGGCGGCCTGCCGGGACGAGGAGAGCGAGATTGCCACGGCGGTCGCGCTGGCCGTGGACATCGCCCCGGACCGGTCGCGGGCGGCGATCGCGGCGGCCGGCCGCACGGCGGCTGGCTTGAGTCACGGCGAGGTCATCGACGAGCGGCCCGGCACGGGCTGGGTGGTTGACCGGCTGGTGAAGCTCGCCGAGGACTGGAAGCCGTGCGCGCTGGTGCTCGACCCGGCCGGCCCGGCCGGGTCGCTGGAGAAGGCGCTGATCGAGCGCGGGTTCTCCACGGACCCGAAGGGCGAGCAGTGGCGGCTGCACATGATGGGCACCCGCGAGTACGCCCAGGCGTGCGGGGCGTTCACCGACGACATCGTCAACGACCGGTTCCGGCATCTGGGCCAAGAGCAACTGGACCGGGCTGTTGAGGGCGTACGTATCCGGCCGCTGGCGGACGCGTGGGCCTGGTCGAGGGGGAAGTCCGGCGAGGGCATTTCCCCGCTGGTCGCGGTCACCCTGGCCCGCCACGGCTTCTCCACCTACGGCGTGGCAGAGAAGCCGAAGCCGTTCGCGATCTGGGGATAGGAGGCGGCTGTGGCTGTCGCATGGGTTCACCGGGTGCCGGTCGACCGGATCACCGCGCAGGCCCGGGAGGTCCGGTTCTGGCGCACCGTCCTCACGGCGCTGGCCGGTGTGTTGTTCGGGTTGGGTTGGCTCGCTGCGCGGGGCTTTGCGGCCGTGTGGCTGGCGGTGTCTTGGGCGGTGGTCGCGGTGCGCGTCGGTTGGCGCGAGGGCCGTAAGCCGGCCGGGACGAGCGGGGGCGGCTGATGGGGCTGCTCGACCGCATCAACGCGCAACTGACACCGCCCAGGCCGAAGAACTTGAGCTTGGACGAGTACGCGTCGTGGTTCTCCTACGGGGGCACCCAATACCCGCTGGTGCAGACCACGTATTCGCAGCTCGATCAGGAGCGGATCGCGTGGTCCGCGGACTGGGCGGCCAAGAACTCCGGCCCGGTGTTCTCGCTGGTCCTGGCCCGCATGCAGGTGTTCTCGCAGATCAGGTTCCAGTGGACGCGGTTCCAGGGCTCACAGCCCACCGACCTGTTCGGGACGTCGGACCTGGGCGTGCTGGAACAGCCGTGGCCGGGCGGGACCACTGCGGACCTGCTGGCTCGGATGGAGTGGGACGCCTCCGCGGCCGGCAACGCCTACATCCGGCGCAAGGGCTCGACGCTGCACCGGCTGAACCCGGCGTGGGTGATCATCGTGTTGGGGTCGCAGGAGAACGCTCCGGACCCTTGGGCTGCCGCGGATACGACGGTCGCCGGCTACCTGTATGTGCCGCCGGGCGGCCAACCGCAGTTCTTCCTGCCGACGCAGATCGCGCACTACGCGCCGATCCCCGACCCGGACCGGCACTTCCTCGGCATGTCGTGGATCACCCCAGTCCTGCGCGACCTGCAGGGCGACCAGGCGGCGACCGAGCACAAGTACAAGTTCTTCGAGAACGGTGCGACGCCCAACATCGCCATCAAGTTCGACCCGTCGGTGACGTTGCAGCAGGTGCGCGACTTCAAGGAACTCCTCGAAGAGGAGCACCGCGGCGCCGCGAACGCCTTCAAGACCCTGTACCTGGGCGGTGGCGGCGACCCGGTGCCGGTCGGATCGTCGTTCAAGGACATGGACTACGCCGTGATCCAGGGGCGGGCGGAATCCCGCCTCGCGAGCGCGGCCGGTGTCCCGCCCTCCTGGGTGGCCTTCTACGAGGGCATGCAGGGCAGCGCCCTGACCCCTGGTAACTACAACTCGGCTCGGCGCCGATTCTCCGACGGCACGATGGCGCACCTGTGGGGGAACGCTGCGGCGTCCCTCCAGCCGATCCTCTCGGCCCCGCCGGGCGCGAGCCTCTGGTACGACCCGCGGATTCCGTTCATGCGGGAGGACGCTGGCGATCTGGCCTCGATCCAGGCGCAGGAGGCCAGCACGATCGCCGCGCTGATCCGGGACGGGTTCATCCCGGATTCGGTGGTCGCCGCGGTCCGCAACAACGACTGGGGTCTCCTCAAACACTCCGGCCTGACCTCCGTGCAGCTGCTGCCGCCCTCCAGCGGCCAGGAGCCGGCGCCCGGATTCGCGCCCGGCACTGCCCCCGGGCCTGCACCGGCCACAGCCAATGGGAAGGGAGTAGTACGCAGATGAGGCGCACGCGAGAGCATCGCGATGGGGCTGGCTGGTATCGGATCGCGAACGTGGTGGACGGCCCAGCGCAGATCCTGATCTACGACGAGATCGGCATGTGGGGAGTCAGCGCCTCCGACTTCATCCGTGATCTCGCCGCCGCAGGTGACGGGCCGGTCGAGGTGCACATCAACTCGGGCGGCGGCGACGTCTTCGACGCGTACGCGATCTACAACGCCTTGGTCGTCCGCTCCGGGGTGACGACGGTGGTCGATTCGCTGGCCGCGTCGGCGGCCTCGGTGATCGCCATGGCGGGCGAGCAGCGGCTGATGGCCCGCACCTCGCAGCTGATGATCCACGACGCATCGGCCATGGTCGGCGGCAACGCCTCGGAGATGCAGCAGATGGTCGAGCGGCTCCAGACCGTCAGCGGGCAGATCGCCGGGATCTACGCCGACACGGCGGGCGGCGAACCGGACTACTGGCGCGGCCTGATGCGCGCCGAGACCTGGTTCACCCCGCAAGAGGCCATGGACGCCGGCTTGATCACCGGGGTGCTCAACACCACCCGCGAGCCGGTCCCGGCCGCCGCGGTGTCTCCAGGACCCGGGATCCGCGCGGCCGTCACGGTCGCCCCGAACGACACCACCACTGCGGGTGCGCCCGCACCCGAGGGAGAGGAAGAGGCCATGCCCGCAGAGCACGACGACGCGCTGACCATCGAGGGGCGGCGTAGTCGGATCGGCGACATCGGAGCTCGGCTCCAGGAAATCGCCGGACAGTACCCGGCGGCTGTGCTGCCTGTCGACACGCAGGCCGAGTGGGACCAGCTGGTTGCCGAGCGGCGCGACCACCAGTCCGCGCTGACTGCGGTCGACGCCCGCAACGCGGTGCTCGCGGAGGTGCACGCCGCCAACCCGAACACCTTCGACCGGCCGCGGCCCCAGGACGGGGCGGCCGCCCCGACACGGCCGCAGGCGCCCGCGCTGCACCCGAGCCGCGACATCTACGACCTCGGCGCGATCCGGCAGCAGGCCCGCTCCGTCGAGGACCTGCCCGCGCTGTACCGGGACAACGCGATGCGCGCGATCGAGGCGGCTCGCTTCCCCGGATCGAACCGGGAGGACGCGCAGACCAGCGTCGAGCGGCTGCTGGCCACGGTGACCGACGACCGGCAGGGCCTGCTCGCGCGGCGCATCCTCGCCACCGGCTCCCCCGGGTACTCGCGGGTGTTCGGCCGCGCGCTGGCCTCCGGTAACCCCGGTGTCCTCAGCGGTCGGGACGCGCAGATCCTCGCCCTCGGCGAGGCCACGGACGCGGGCGGCGGCTACGCGGTCCCGTTCCAGCTGGACCCGACCATCGTGCTGACCTCGGACGGCGCGACGAACCCGCTGCGAGCCATCTCCCGGGTGGAGCGGATCGTCGGCAAGGAGTTCGACCTGGTCTCGTCCGCCGGGGTGACCGTGACCCGTGTCGCGGAGGCCACGCCGGCGCCCGACGGGTCGCCGACGCTGGCGCAGCCGAAGGTCCGGGCCGAGCGCGTCCAGGGCTTCATCCCGTTCTCTGTCGAGCTGGAAGGCGACTGGACGGCGCTGCAGGGCGAGATGATGCGGCTGCTGACGGACGCGAAGGACATCGAGGAGGCGTCCTCGTTCACGCTCGGGAACGGCACCGCTCCGGCGGCGGGCGGCATCATCGGCACCCTGCCGTCCGGGCAGCAGATCGCCACGGCCACGACCAACGTCCTGGCCCTCACCGACCTGTACGGCCTGAAGAACGCGCTGGGACCCCGGTTCCGGTCCCGCGGCCAGTGGATGGCCAACTCGGCCGTCTACGACGTGTGCCGCGGCTTCGGCAGCTCGATCGCGAACATCTGGGCCGAGTCGTTGCAGGTCGGCCTGCCTTCGAAGTTCATCGGCTACCCGGTGAACGAGAACTCGAACATGGACTCCGCGATCGCCACCACGAAGAAGATCGCCCTGTTCGGCGACTTCTCGCAGTACCTGATCGTGGACCAGGTCGGGATGAACATGGAACTCATCCCGCAGCTGTTCCAGCAGGCGACCGCCGGCAGCGGCGTGGGCCTGCCGACCGGCCAGCGCGGCTACTACGCGTGGTGGCGGAACAACGCCGTCATCGTCAACGCCAACGCGTTCCGCCTGCTGAAGGTCCTGTGATGGCTGCTGAGATTCTGATGGCCGCAGAGTCGGCCGCCATCGCACTGGACGGCATCCCGCACGTGATCGAGGCGGGCCGGACCCTCGCGCACGCGGACCACCCGATCGTGACGAGCTGCCCGGCACTGTGGCAGCCGCTGAAGGGGCACTACAGCACCGCCCCC